AGAGCCAGCAAAGACCCTAGGGTGGCGAGCCACCCCTGGATATCAATCTCACCTATCCACTGAAAGGAGCAAGAGCAGAGATTCGTACAGACTACGTCCTCTACGCCTGATCCACGGTCCGATGTAACTTGGTCCGCGTGTTTCGGTAAGACTTCGCTCGTCCATAATGGTCCAAGCGATGCGCCCAAGGCGATACCCACCAACAGAGCCACGAGGAATCGGGCCCTCCGGTAGGACGCCATAGAGCGCAGAAGCGAGCTGAACAGCTCCTCCGAACCGCGCGAGCGGGATCGGAGTGGAGACGGCCTTCCAGACTTTGAAATACCTGGTTTGGCCTTTCCAATAGGTGCTCCAGTTTTCCGGTGTGTCATGGATTACTGAGTCACCGAGCTGAACAGGGCCCCGTAACCGGCGAACATGACCTGGGATGTTACCCAGAGCGCGAAACCACCCGCGCTTAAGAGGAAGGCGATCGAAACCACTACGATTGTTTGTAGTAGCCAGACGCCTAATCCCGTTAGCCATGCTAATCCAGGATGCTGCATCATTGGGGAACTCCTTTAAGTAGTACGGGCGTACATCCTGCCCATTAAAGTAGTCGCCCCCACAGCTCTCCCGGAATGGTCCAGTGATGAAGGACTTACGCTCGTTAAGCGTAAACCCGCACCACCGCAGCACCTTGGTAAGGGGCACTGCGACCTCCACGGGGACAATTATGTCGTCCCCGTACACAAAGATGTCAACCCCTGGTTCGGAGCTAACACCGAGCTTCTTTGCGGTTTGCACCGCGAGACCCAGGAATATCAGGGTCTCAAGCTCAAATGTGAATCCGTTCCCCATAGAGGAGAACTTCTCGAGGTAAAACCATTTGCTTTCGCCAGCCTCTCCATCCGTCGACAGTGACGGTCCCGGAAAATTACCCCGGGACTCATTCTCTGTTGAAAGGATCCGCTTAAATACTTGCCACTCCTTACCGGAGAAGCAGGTGCGGGAAAATCGGAGAGAATCAAGGGCCGAGTACCACTCATCTGGCATTAGAAGTTTCACCAGATTGCGTGATACGGTGTCGCTCGCTGAGGATAAGTCCAACGTTGCGTAACGGCCAGTTTTGCTGGCTTCACAGGCTACCAGCCTGTGAACTGCTTGACCTTCCTCAAGGTCAATGCCTACGCGACACAATCGTCCACGCATCTCACCACCAACACCAAGTTGGCAGAAGATGTTCTCTGAAGCCTCGATAGAAATACCTCGATGCTTCAGGGCGTCTTTGAGCGCTGTCGTGAAACGATTCCCACCCACTAAAAGTGGTTCCAGGTACATGTCATTCCCGGTGCAATGCCGGTTCAGATATTCCCTGGCTTGTGGTGTGAGATAGTCGGACTGGGACTCATTGCGCATAGAAATTCTAGCTCTCCGCCAAGCAGTCTGTGCTACAACTGCCTCGGCGAAGGCTTTCGCGCCGTGAGTCACTGTGGGTCTTGACGACATTTTGTGACATACCGTCGTTCGACCGCCGCGGTCGCCGAATGTGGCGCCTGGCCCAAACCTACCATCAACCATATCAGGAAACTTCCCTAACACGGTTGTTATCCACCCCTTGACGTCGGCGAGAAAATCCGCCCACACCAAGTCTCGGGGATCCTCGAAAGGACCATTTTCCAAGAAAGGCTTCAACTTTAGGTTGGTTTGACAGCAGTCTCTTTCTGACTGCAACCAGCCCCTTAACGCGTTCTCGGTTCTGTCCACGGTCGTGTCGATGTCTTGACACTTTCGCAGGAGTTCCGTCGACGCCGCAGCTCGGAAGTAAGAGTCTGCGTCGGGGTAATGCGCCGGATCAGCGCGAAGATTCGCTAACTGATCCCACTCCTCATGGTTGATTAGAACCATAACCGTGAGGCTACGAGGAGTATCGAGGTCGACAAGAATCTGTTCGACTACTGAAGCGAGTGCTGCATCCAGTGGCATTTGCGTCTCCTAAGATTCAACCCGGCCGGGAGGCCGAGTTGGTATTCCGAAACTACCCGCTAACCACGCGGGGCGAAACCGGTCTTATTGCACTGCTGAATCAACGTCGAGTAGAGAAGCCCCGCAAACTGCGCGGCAAACTCCCCCATGACGTCGGTCGGCACTGCCATAGGGACGCTACAGGAGTAACTCCCAACAGGCACATTACGGATTTCGTAAAGGCCCGTGTCGGAGTTAAGAGCGATGTGAGGGTACTTGAACAGTCCCTCAATGCGGCGCGCGTTCTTCTGCGTGTTCCACTTGCTCTTAACTTCGAGGGTCGGGTAATGCGAGGGCGAGTCGCCCACACCCGAAAGCCGCCAGAGAGCAGCTTCGCCGTCAGCGCCTGCACCTTGAGTACCGGTGTAGGTCTTGTCGGTCGTCGTGTCCGCAGCTTTGATGGTGATGTTTGCCATTGTAGGCATAATTCAGACTCCATTTGGGGTTGGATTACGAGACGGTCACACGTACCGCCATGCGCTGTTCAGATCGTTCTTGAAACTATCCAATAACTGGATAAGCAACGATGAAACCGTTGCTGTTCTGGACAGACCTGGTAATTTCCAGGGACGAAGCTGCAAAACAGGATCCTGTATCCCTAAAGAGCGGATGAAGGATAAGCTGATTCCCGAGTAATCGGTGAACGGCTCACTAGCAGACCTTAGTAAAAAGGCCTTATAGCCCGCTTTGTAGAACCTGGTTGTTGTGGTGTAAGGTTCAACAATGTCGAGACCAAGGAATGCGTCCCAACTATTTATGAACTGCGAGACTGGGATTAACCAGTCTACCACAAAGGAGAAACGTACCATCTCCCACGCAACGGCAACTGGATTAGTAAGTCCCAGTTGGTTGGCCTTCCAAAGATTTGGGTTCGTCACCCTTATCCTGGCTCCCATTTGCTCACGGAGAGTCCCGTAAACAATTAGTTCATCCCCCCAGTCGTAATATCCGTTTCCGGATGTCCAACTGCGGACGAACCGAGGCGGTAGAGCTTGCGCTCGAACCTTCACCTTGATCAGTGAAGGTACCGGACTCTGGAGTACCATAATCGAGTTGTAGATGTCCTCAAACAGAGGCTCCCAACCGAAGTGGTATTCAAGCCAAATATCGGCCAACGACTTAAACGATTTCCATCGTATTACTTGGTAAGGCATCTCCAGTTCTTTCAAGAAATGCCGCCAGCGTCGTTGCTTGAGTGCGAGAGCAGCTCTATAGAGCTGATCAACACGCTTAGCCATTGTACTAATGGTTTGGCGTCGCTCTCCTAAGTCAGCCCCGATTTGGGCTGCTGCAGCTTGAGTCTTAGCCACAAATTTCGCGTGGCAACGGTTGTGGACATCGGCGACATACCGGGAATATTCTTCCGGTGGGTTGCCTACGCCCCATTCCGCAGGGTGATAGGACATACAGTCCATCCCTGGAGTTTTCGACTCGACATAATGCTGCACAAAGGGCAACGGCGGCTTACCTGACAGCTCCCGAATAGGCGGGCGATCAGATGGAGCCAACCGGAACCCTACCTGCCCTTTATACGTCCTCTTGGCGTTGTTCGGCCAATAGGTGTATATATTTTTATGGATCGGACCGATCCCGGGCATGTTTCACCTCACTTCCGTTGTGTGTTGGCCTCCAGGTGGAGTGCCAAGACGGAGGCGAGACGAGGGGGTACTAATCCCTCAGTTTGGAGACTTTCTTAAGACCGATGTTAAGGCAAGGGACCAGCTCAGGGAGCTCGGGATCGTGCAGCGGAGTATCACCAGACGGCATCAAGATGAATCTAGGAACAGGCGAAACCCCTTTTGAGGGTAAGCACTGTATCTATATGCTGGATTGTTAGGCCAGCATACGCCTAGTCTTGAGAGGCATTAAGGTGAGCCTA